GCTTGTAGTGAGGTTCTAACGGGCTGTAGTGAGGGGGGCGATTGTCCCCCTTATTCATTAGCTTAGGTTGGCATTGTATCGGGTACAATATGGGGGAATAGAGAATGTTATACTATAACAATATAGTCATATAGGCTAACCGAATCACTCACCTCTTTAGAAATTGTCAAGTGTTTTCTTTCTATTCAATAGCTTAGACCAATAGCATCTGGACTCATGTATCCAATGCAACTGTATATAAGCATCTTTCCGCTTATGATCACGACACAATGCAGATATAGCTTGACATGGGTCCCTTGAGATTATAAGGGATTGATTCTCATGCGGGGGGTTAGCGAGGACATATCCAAAAGAAAAATACCAAAGTGTAATCCATAGCAAATATATATCCAAAAGAAAAATACCAAAGTGTAATCAACCACTTACCCAAATAGAATAATATACAATAGAATCTATACAACCCAAAAATGACCTGTAGAAATCTAAGATTTTCTTAAAGAATCAGTATAATTTTGGATAAAAAAGAAGATTTTCAATCTGTAATCATAAGTAATGTTTATTTTTATGTAAAGAATCAGCAAGTATCCTGTATTTTTAATAGAAACCTTGATTTTACCCCTTGACAAGCACACCAACAGCCCCTATATTGAGGAGGAAGGGTGACAGGTAAATATTTATTTTTTAGTGACCCCTTGACAAACGAACTTATAACACCTATATACTAGAGAAGGGGAAGGGGAGAAGAACTTTAGTTTGGTTCCGGTTGATTATATACTATAGTATCTATAGAGTATATAATACTATAGCTTAGTAGACTTATAGCTTAATAGACTCATAGTAATGTATTCATACTATTAATCTATTAACCTATAAGAGTATAGAGAACTATAGTATAGGAAGATGTAAGCTGAATGACTCCTACATATTTAGGTATGACTAAAGAAGACTATCTTCAATACTTCATATATGATCAAGATAGTGGTGTAGTGAAGAGTCGTAAGACTGAGAAGGTTATTGGTCAAGTAACAGGTTATGGATTGATTCATACTTTTAGAGTAGAAAAGAAGATTAAGACAGTCTCATTAGGGAAGTTGTGTTATTTCTTGTATCACAATGTAGATATTGGTAGTGGTAAGAAGATTGTTTATTTGGATGATAACACATACAACCTAAAGCCAGATAACCTTAAGCTTGTTGGTAAAGTGGATACTAAAGAGGATTTAGGTAGATTGTCTGTTGTCGAGACAGAAACTGTAGGTGTCTTCTATAACCCCAATAATAACTTGTTTGTTGTGAGAAGAAAGGATGATCAGGCAGTCTATAGAACTTTCTCCTATCAAGAGGCTGTAGCAGTAAGAGTGGAGTGGGAGTCTGACAAGTCAATTCATAGGTGGGACAGATTCAGTGAGTCATTTAGAAAATTCTTGTAACTACACAGACTACCTACTCTCTATTATAGGTGTGATTAAACCTAAACCTATTTTTGTTGTGGAAGATACGAAAGTATCTATACCTTTTAAACCCTCTTATAAAGGTGAGGAACCTCCGTTTTGAAATCACCTGTTTCTGGTTTAGGTAGAAATAGAAAACATAGACCCGGTAGGCGTAGGTCTGCTGCAAACGTCAACTTACGGGGTAAAAAATTCAAAATTATGTCGTGTCGTTGTTGTGTAGCTATTAACAAGAAAAATGAAATTATTCTTAAGGAGACAAGCCATGACCAGCCAGAATGACCTGATCCTGCGCAAAGACGCGCTGCAAGTTTTGAGCGATGAAATTGACTTGGCAAGAGTGGCTTTCCCGCAGGTTATTCCAATTCTTGCCGCTGATATGCGGGCAATCGCCGCCACTCCCGCTTCCTTCCGGCCGGACCATCCGGCCATCGCGTACGCGATGCGGTGTAGACGCCACTTTGGCCGAACCTCAGCATTATCGCGCATGTGAGATGCGGGATAATCCTATGGCGATCCACTTGGTCGGAGAAACGCTCGATGCCAAACGCGCCCACCAGCGCGCACAGGCCGGTGAGATTATCCAACTGCTTCGTGGCGTATACGTTGATGACGGCATCGATGCTGACGCCGCCGGATTACTGGAACGCGCACTCAGCGGATTTCAAAGCCCGCACTCTATTGGCCGAACTGGAGACGAAAGCATGACCGACGAAAACAAAGTTCCGCTCGAAGACAGGCCCATTGTCGAGCGAGCATTGGCAACGATTTACAAGCAAGGATATGTGGCTGGGTATAACGCAGCCGCAGGTGAGAAGCCCTTAGGTGTTCTTTGGGGTTTTGCTTGGGCCGCAGCAGGTATGGTGATCGCGTTTATCGCGGCGGGAGTTGGGTCATGACCGCGACATTTGCTTTTGAACGATATGTCAACGGGATCTTGATGGCGGAAGGCGTCACTATTGAACGCCAGAAAAATCTTTCATCGGCCATGCGGGCCGCATCGAAGCTAGCTGCCAGAGGTTCTAACGGTGAAGTGCCTGTCTTGGTGTATTGCGCCAAAACCTACACCGAAGTCGAGGTGCAATCCCTTGCAGACCGTGACGCGCGGGTCAGGCGGGAAGCCTTGGCGTGGGCGGCGATGACGGCATATCGGGTTTGTGCCGAGACAAGGCACGTTACCCTTGGCCAAGCCTGTGAAGCCGCCATCCTCGCGGACGGGGGGAAGTGATGGGCAATTGTGAAAGGGCGAAGGGTTGATATGTAACGCAGCTTTAATTCTAACTCAAATGCTCTATTATGAAGGCAGAGGGGAAGATTTACAAGGTCAACTCGCTATTCTTCAAGTAGTAGAAAACAGGTTAGACTATGAGACAGAAACCTATTGTGATGTTGTAACAGAACCCAACCAGTTCGCCTACGGAGAGATTCCAGAGGATACAGAGCAAGAAATTATTGTAGACCTCTACTTGACAGGGGAACTACAAACACCTATATGGAGTGAAGAGAAGACTTTCTTCTACAGCGGAGAAAAGCCCTACTGGGCAGAGGGGAAGACCTGTATTACACACGGTAATCACATTTTTTGTTGACTACCCCTTGACAAACGAACTTATAACACCTATATACTACAGACAAGGGCAACCAAGAGATTTCCACAAACTTGATTGTTATATTTAGAAACTAGCTTGCCGATGCCCTTACCTTATTCTAACATCTATACAGTTGCAGGGTATCCTGCCAAACTTCTAATCTAAACCCGACACACTCATCATTCATAGGAAAAAGATGAAAAACCTTCTGACTTTTGTTGCGGCCACTTTCGTTGCTTTTGCTCCGGTTGCTCTCCAAGCTAACCCGACTTCGTATACGCAATGTGAAACCCGTAAAGCTGATAACGGTAACTACTTTGTTGCAGTTGATCCTACCTGTTTTGCTGCTTTTGATACCGCTACGCGAGACGGTAATCCTGTCTCTCATTAAAAACAAAATTCTTAAGGGGTGGTAAGATAAACCCCTACGATACTCTTACGAAAAAGGGTTTATAGTAGTTCTGACAAACCAGAAACCCCAGCGTTGTATAGGGCATAGCCCGCGAGTTCACCTGTGTGGGCCAACGTATTCCCATTAAGATCGACTGTTAGGTCAGCAAAAAGCCCTCGTAGCTACAACGGTAGAGCAGACGCCTTGTAAGCGTAAGGTTGTGGGTTCAAGTCCTGCCGGGGGCACCATTAGAGTAATTACGGCACTTTTATAGTGACCGCTGTTTGAGTGTAGGCTAGTTAGGTAAGTCGTTCCGTTTGGGGTCAACGTTTTGTTAATTTGTGAATCTTGCTTTAGTATGTTTGAAGTAATTAAAGAAGGTTCTGGGGGAAATAACAGAACTATATGTTATGTATGCTTTCCAAAAGGCTTGTCAAAAGCGGAAAGAAGTAAAAGACGTTACTCCCTCTTAAAAATTAGAGCAAATAAAGAGAAATTAAACTTAGGTTGTTCTGTCTGTGTGTATAAAAAGTGTGCTAGTGCTTTAGAGTGGCACCATGTAAATGATGATAAAGACTACAACCCCAGCAGAATTTTTTACTCTTATGGTTGGGAAGTTTATCAAAGAGAGATTAAAAAGTGCATACTTCTGTGTGCTAATTGTCATAGAGAACTGCACGAAGACTAAACCTACCACTCGAACCAACTATTGCGGGGTAGTTCAGTCTGGTAGAACAAGCGGCTCATAACCGCTAGGTCATCGGTTCGAATCCGGTCCCCGCAACCACTTCTAAACAACTTGTGGATATGCTCTTATTAGACCCCCACAGGTGTTTGTAAAGTTAGAGAAACGATCACTGGAAATAAATCCCTCTAACTGATGAGTCGGACTAATCTGTCCCTTGTCGCGGATTAGATTAGGGTAAGGGTCACATGATCATAGCCCCATTGAACAAGGTGAAAGAGCCTGTTGACTGATCCTCACAGGACAAAGTTTATTGTTCTCTAGCCTTCCGGGCGAAGGCACCTAACTGTTAGTCAGGATAAAGTTTGGTTCGAGTCCAAAGAGAACAGCCAATAGACCTCTTACTAGAGGTTTCTTTCCAATCTTATAAAACCCAGATAAGATTGAGTAGACCTTTGGTCACTGGTAAAAATTCCTTTTTTATACTGCCATTGCACAAGGTGTGTCCTTCGCCTTCCAAGTGATAGTGTGAGGTTTCGATTACCTCTGGCCGCTCCATTATGGTCAGGAAGAGTCACTGTTTCACATTCCCTGATAGTAAGATATTGGCCCTTGTGGCGCGATATCTTTTTACCCAACATCTTCAAATATTACTAGGTGTACAGATGAGTAATCAATCTCTTCCCCACGATATCAAGTTATCTAAAGAGATTCAGAGAATGATTCTCGCAGGTGTTCCTATTTCCATTATATTCGATAAGATTAAAGATATGGCGAATGCACCAAGATCACTTACAACTTTCTATAAAATCTACAGTAGAGATATGGCCCTTGCTAGGGCTATGCTTAATGAGTCTGTGGGTTCAAAGATCATGGACAAGGCTCTGGTAGACGGCGACTTGAATGCTCTTATGTTTGTTGCGAAAACCAAACTTGGTTGGAATGACAAGATTATCATTGAAGAAAGAGACCCGAACGCTGTTGACGAAAATACGTCTGTTATTGACGATCTTATGGCTAAATTGGGTATTGAACCGGAAGAAAACTAATGGCTGGTCAGAACGGTTTAAAACTACACGCTGATGACCTTCGTGCAATGGGGCACGATCTAAAAAAGGTTTTAGAACAGTTAGACGCCTCAAAAGCAGAAGAGCTTATTTACACTTGGAAGTTCTGGGCAAGACCTGCTCAGATTGCTCCACCGGGAGATTGGAATACTTGGCTTATTAATGCTGGTCGCGGTTTTGGTAAAACTAGGGCTGGTGTTGAGTGGGTAAGAGAACAGATCAAATCTGGTAAAAGGCGTATTATGGCGGTAGCCGCTACCAACTCTGATATTGAAAGAGTTATGGTAAAAGGTGAAAGTGGTTTCCTTGCTTGTTGCTGGAAAGGTGACAAAACTTACTCTGGCGTTGAATTAGGCTATCCTGACTGGTCTCCAACGAAAAGAACATTAACTTGGGCTAATGGGGCAACTGTTACCTTCTTCTCAGCGGAAGAACCCGAACGCCTTAGAGGGCCTCAGGGTGACGGTGCTTGGTGTGACGAGCTGTGTGCTTGGAACAGAGATAGAGATACTTGGGATATGTTGCAGTTCTGTCTGCGATTAGGTAAACACCCTCAAGTTTGTATTACAACAACTCCAAAACCTACTAAACTAATTAGAGACATTATCAAGAACGCTAAGACAACCGTTACTAGTGGTTCTACTTTTGATAACTCAGCTAACCTTGCCAAAACCTATATTGAAGCTGTTCGTAGTCAATACGAAGGTAGTAGAATTGGTCGTCAAGAACTTTATGCTGAGATTTTAGATGAAGCTTCCGGGGCATTGTGGACCCGTGCAATTTTAGAAGCTGCTGAGGTTGATATTGAAGACTCTCTTGAGTTTTCTAAGTCCCTCGCTCGTGTGGTCGTTTCTGTAGACCCAGCCACAACTTCCAACGAAGAATCAGATATGACAGGCATTATCGTAGCAGGCATGGACCTGAACGGTATTTGTTATATTCTAAAAGACGCTACTGATAGATATACCCCTGAACAGTGGGCTTCTAAAGCTATCGAACTCTACCATAGTTACTCTGCTGACCGTATTGTCGCGGAGAGAAACCAAGGTGGCGATATGGTTAGATCCAACTTTAAAACAGTTGACGAAACTATCCCCATTAAACTGGTTCATGCCTCAAGAGGTAAGTTTGCTAGGGCAGAACCTGTATCTTCTCTTTATGAGAGGGGCAGGGTTAAGCATTGTAGAGGTCTTGATGATCTTGAAGACCAGATGGTCCAGTGGGAACCTTTAGGTTCTATTGGCTCTCCTGACAGATTGGATGCTATGGTGTGGGCTATCACAGAACTTGCCTTAAAAGGTATTGCAAGACCAGATTTAAACTTGGCATACTCCGATAACAAAGGGTTGTCTCATAAAACATAAACATTTTGGGTGTAGAACATGAGTGATCTGAGTAAACCAAAAGCAAAAGTCGAACTCGGTATTTATGGTCGTAACACCTATACCGGGGAGATTCGTGCTGACGAATTTCTTAGAGAATTAAAAGGTAAGTCTGCTATCCGTAAATATACGGAAATGCGAGATAACAATGCTATTATTGGTGCTGTTATGTATGCTGTGGAACAGACTCTCCGCGATGTTAAGGTTAAGGTTAAGCCTGCTGATGATTCAGATGCTGCTAAGAAAGAGGCAGATTTTCTTAAAGAAGTACTAGAGGATATGGACCACTCCTTAGAGGATCATATTGCAGAAGCCCTCTCTTTCTTAACCTATGGCTTCTCTTGGTTTGAGGTTGTCTGGAAAGTTCGTGGCGGTCCTTTAAACGACAGTAAAAAGAAGTCTAAATATACCGACGGTAGAATGGGTGTAAAGAAATTTGCTATTCGTGCCCCTTGGACAGTTGATAGGTTTGAGGTTGATCTAAAGTCTGGGGAAGTCTTAGGTGTTCACCAAGAGTCTTCTTTTGGTAGATCAAACATCTTTATCCCAGCTTACAAATCAGTTTATTACAGAACTACAAGTTTGAATAACGATCCCTCTGGTAGATCAGTTCTTAGAAACGCTTTTATTTCCTATACCTACTTGAACACCATTCAAGAGTTGGAAGCTATCGCTATCGAAAGAGAATTGCACGGTGTTCCTGTTGGTCGTATGCCTGCTGAGTATTTCAGTTCTGATGCTTCCGAAGATCAAAAGCTTCTCTTAGAGAACTTCAAAAGGGTCTTAAGAGATTTGAAAAAGAATGATCAAGGCTTCATTCTAATGCCTTCTGATCTTTACATTGATGCAGACGGTAAACCAACTAACCAAAGACTTATGGACGTAGAATTAATTGCTTCTAAAGGTACAAGAAGCATTGATACTGACCCCGTTGTAAAGAGATACCAACATGACATTGCTCGTTGCGTAATGGCAGAGTTTATGATGCTTGGCGGGGGTAATACAGGTTCTTATGCTTTGTCTAAGTCTAAGACAGACCTTTTTCTACGCTCTCTAGAAAGTTATATCAACAATATCGTAGATGTACTTAATAAGCAGTTTGTAGAGCGTCTGTGGGAATTGAATGGTCTTCCCTTTGAGACTATGCCAAAGCTTGAAGCTGGTGATGTTGCTCCCCACGATTTAAAAGAGATTGCAGCTTTCCTTAGAAATCTCAACGGCGCTGGTATTAATATCGCTGACCAGATTGAGGTTGTTGAAGATTTAATGGAGATTGCTGAACTTGACTTTGATGAAGAGTCTTATATCTCCAACAGAGAAGAACAAAAGACTTTAGAGCAACAACAAAAGAACAAAGAGTTTGACCTTCAAGCGCAGGTTGCTCAGTCTAAAATGAACCCAAAAACTCCACCACAATCTCCAATGCAAAAGGCATTGCTAGAGAGCGCAATGAGGATTTTATCAGATGACTGATGATTCGACTATTGTCCTTTTAGCCAATGCTGTTGTTGAGAAGAAGTTGAATAAACTCCTCACTAAACTTTATGAAGATAAGGGGATTGTTGGACCTAAAGGTGAAGACGGCAAAGACGGTCTCACTATTAAAGGCGACAAAGGTGATCGTGGCGAACCGGGCGCTACTGTAGTTGGCCCAAGAGGCCCTACAGGCCCCAAAGGTGATCCCGGTAAAGATGGGAAAGACGGTAAAGACGGTGTGTCAAAGGTAGGTTCTCCCGGACCCAAAGGTGATCCCGGTAAAAGTGGGAAAGACGGTAAAGGTATTACTAACATCGCCATTACCCCAGATGGTAGTGTGGTTGTACAATACTCTGACGGAAAAGCCCAGAACATCGGCCAAGCCCAGATTAACAACATTACAAACGTATCTGGTGGTGGCGGATTAATCCCTGATCACTATATCATCAATAATGTTGCTGTCGTAGGTTCAAAACTTACTATCACTTGTAACAACAATAAAAAGTTTGAGGTTACTTTACCTTCTGGTGGGGGCGGTACTAGTGCTTGGGGCGGAATCACAGGTACTCTATCTGATCAAACAGATTTACAAACGGCTTTAAATGGTAAGTCAGATACGGGTCATACACACTCTGACGCTACTACTTCTGTTTCTGGCTTTATGTCTGGAAGTGATAAGACAAAGCTTAATGGTATTGCATCAGGCGCAACAGCAAACTCTTCCGACGCGACTTTACTGACCCGTGCAAACCATACAGGTACACAATTATCTAGCACTATTTCTGACTTTAATACAGCCGCATTAACTGCCGCTCCTGCTGAAACTCCTACAACTGTAGGTAATCTTATTAGTGGTGCGACGGGTAAGCCTACTCCTATAGACGCTGATTCTGTAGCTTTATCTGATAGCGCAGCCAGTGGCATTCTAAAGAAACTTTCTTGGGCAAACATTAAAGCAACCCTTAAAAGTTACTTTGATCCTTTCTATGCTGTGGGTGGTTCTACCACTCAACTACAGTATAACAACGCTGGTGTTTTCTCTGGTGCTTCTAGTGCGTTGATTGAAGGTGATGAATTACGTTTACCCGCGATTAGTACCCCTACAACACCGGCAGCAAATGGCGCTAAGATTTACGGTAAGTCCTTTGCTGGTAGGATTATGCCTACCTTTTTAGACCCAGAGGGTATCGAGAGGGTCGTGCAGGAAACCTTGCAAGGTCGAAACATTTTCATTACTACGTTGAACAATAACACAGCACTTTCTGCCATAGGCGGTTCGCCCACCGTAGTTGGTGCTACTCACGTTCAAACCATAGCCTCGGCTAACCCTTGGCAAGCTATTAGAAGAATTAGGCTATCCACTACAGCAATTGCAGCTAACGCTTCCGGCACTCGAACAGCTTATACCCAATGGTTCCTTGGCAACGCGGCAGGTTTTGGTGGGTTCTACTTCCATGCAAGATTTGGTATGAATATCAACTTGAACGGGGGACAGAAGTTCATCGGACTTTGTGCTTCAACGGGTATTCTTGCAGGAAACCCTTCTGCCCTTTTGAACATGATTGGTGTAGGTTATGACGCTGCTGATGCTAGTACAGGTAACTGGTTCCTTATGCGCAATGACGGCTCTGGTGTAGCCACCAAGGTTGATTTAGGTGCAAACGCAGCTAGAAATACTACGGACGGTTTCGACTTGACTATATATGCAAAGCCCAACGCCTCAGAAATCTCTGTCCGTATTGTGAATATAGTTACAGGTGTTGTTGTTTTGAATACAAGTTATACAACAGATATTCCGGCTGTTAACACAGGTCTAGCTTTTAAGTGCGATGTACAAAACGGAGCCGTGGCTTCTATTGATAACATTGAACATGGCACGGTTTATATTAGGGCACTACAGTAATGACTTATTTTGTAACAGTAGATAAAGACGGTGTTGCCAGCAACCTTTGTGATAAAGAGGAAGAGGGTTTTATTCCTTTACCAGATAACGTGGCGTATGCAGACGCTTTTATGAACTCTCACTTATATCTTGACGGTGAGTGGCAACGTAAGCCTATTGTTGAGGTGAGGTTGACCCCAGAAGAGATTATTGAGGCTCTTGAGGTTGAAAGACGCACAGTAGAGTCTGCAAAAAAACTAGCTGGTATTGAGTTTGAAGGTGTTATGTGTAGTGCCACAAGAGATGATCAAGATGGTTTAACCGCTGTTTTGGCTAGGATTCAAATGCGGGGACAAAACTTTAAACCTACGCGATTTGACTTTGAAAATGGCTCATCTTTAGTTATCCATTTAGGTAATTATAAAGCTTTTGCCGAGAAGTGGTGTGACTTTCGCGAGTCATTCTATCAACCACTTTAAAATCAACTTTACCCTTTTAGGTGAAATATGCAAACAGCTAATATAATTAAGGTTTTAGAAGACCAGAAGCTTGTCTATGGATGGGCATATGTTTCAACAGTAAATGGTGAAATCAGTCTAGATCACTCTGGGGAGTACATTAGACCGGAGGAGATTGTTAAAGCAGCTACTAACTTTATGTTAGAGGCAAGAGTTGCTAAAGAAATGCACTCTGGCCCTCAGATTGGCGAAATTGTACACTCTCTTCCTATTACTAAAGAGATTGCCAGTTCTCTTGGCTTGACCACTGAAAAAGAGGGTTGGGTTATCTGCGTAAAAATCCGAGACGATAAGGTTTGGGAGCAGGTTAAAACTGGTAAATTGTCGGCCTTTAGTATTGGGGGCCGCGCTTTGAAGGAGACTACTTAATGACAACAGAACTCACTGATCTAGAGTTATTTGAAGTGTCTCTTGTAGACGCAGGAGACGATCCCTTAGCAAAGGTCACACTTTTTAAAAGAAAAGGAAATTCCGACATGACGGAAGAGGTTGGTAAAACCGATCAAGAGGTTGAGAAGTTGCTTGAAGAAGCCACTCAAACTATTGAAACTCTAAAAGCTAAAATTACTGAACTTGAAACTCAAGAAGTTAATAAAGCCAAAGAGGAAGACACCATTGACTTTGATGGTGAAAAGATTGCAAAGTCGGCAATCCCCCCCGCTGTACTAAAGGCTCTTGAAAAAGAGCGTACAGAGAAAGAGGCCCTTGAGAAAGCTGCTGAAAAAGAGGCTCTTGAAAAGAGGGCTGTAAGTGTCTTTAAGTATATGAAAGGAACCCCTGATCAAAAAGGAAAACTCCTTAAATTTGCTGAGACAGATGAAGCTGTCCTTGAAATTCTTAGAGCGGCTGAAAACCTTTTTGCAGAAATGTCTAAGGAACTTGGTGATGTTATTGTAGACAAAGAACCTAAAGAAGCTTTGGAAAAAGCTATCAAAGACGTTCAAGAAGTTAATAAAGGTCTTACTTATGAGCAAGCCTTTGCAAAACTCGCCAACACTTTAGAAGGCCGAGAACTTATTAACAAAACCTATACAAAAGGAAACTAAAAAATGGCTTTTCAAGAACAGATTGTTGCCAGAACTTACCTTGCTAACGCTGCTGTTACGCAGTTCACTTTCGTAACGCTCCCAGACTCTAACGGTCGTGTTGGTCCTGCTGGTGCTGGTGTTCGTGCGGCTGGTGTAGCCCTACAGGATGCTTCTGCGGCCCTTAAGCCGATTGCTGTTGCTTATGATGGTCGTGTGCAGGTTATTGCCGCTGGTACTATCACAGCGGGCGCTGCGGTTATGTCTAACGCCACGGGTCGCGCAGTTGCTTGGGCCTCGACTAACGCCGTCTTGGGTTATGCCCTTGAAGCTGCCGTTACTGGTCAGGTTATTACGGTTGAACTCGCCCGTTCGGAACGTGCTGCTTAATCTTAGCTATTAAAGGAAATTTAAAATGGCTTTACTTACTGCTTCTCAGGTCCACATTGATCAACCTCTGAGCAACCTCACGATCGCTTTCCTGCAAAACACTACGGGTTTTATTGCTGACAAAGTGTTCCCTCGTGTCTCGGTTATGAAAAAATCGGACAAATACTATGTCTGGCCTCGTGGACAGTTTAACCAGATTGACGACATTAAAGAACGAGCGCCATTCACCATGGCACCGGAAGTTGGTCTGACCCTTTCGAACGATGCTTATAGTGTTCGTGTCTTCTCGGAAGCTGCTCCTATTGACTTTGAAACGGCAGCTAATGCTGACGCGGTTCTTAATATCAAAGCTGCTCTGGCTGCTCAGAAGACCCAAAAGTTCCTTCTGCACCGTGAACAAGTTTGGGCTGACGCCTACTTTAAAGCGGCTGTTTGGGGCACTGACTGGACGGGTGTTTCGGGTGTGCCTGCTGCAAGCCAAGTCCGCCAATGGTCGGATTATACTAACTCGACGCCTATTGTTGACTGTGTGAACATTTCGCGCACTATGCAACTTAAGTCGGGCGGGTTTAAGCCCAATGTTATGGTTATGGGTAAAGAGGTTAGAGATATCCTTATCAACCACCCAACCATCCTGTCTCGCCTCAATGGCGGTGCTACGGTTACTAACCCTGCAATGGTAAATGACTCGAAACTTGCTGAGATTCTCGGATTTGAACAAGTTCTGGTTATGGAAGCAGTTCGTAATACTGCGAAGGAAGGTCTCACTGAGACTAACGCCTTTATTGGTGGTAAAGCGGTTGCCTTCTTCTATGTTCCGCCTGCTTCGGGCCTCATGGTTGCTTCGGCGGGTATGACCTTTGTGTGGGATGAACTGGAACATGCTTCCGGTTATGGTATTACCATTAAATCGTACACTGGTGATTGGCTGGCTGAACGTGGTATTGCTGAAAAGATCGAAGTCAACATGGCTTACGACCAAAAGGTTGTAGCTTCTGACCTTGGTGCTTTCATTGCAACTGTCGTTGCCTAATATCTGAAAGAGGTTCATTGTGACCCGACTGCATTTTGATCCTCGTCGCCCTTTGTTTGTGACTCAATCGTTTCAAGCCTTTAATCGGGTTTGGGCGGTTGAGTCCAACTTTCCTTGGGAAGATATGGGCATGAGTTACCAAGAAGACACTATTCATCAACTATATAACTATAACTTCCTAAACCACAGACCTGATCTAGAAACTCTTTTTGTAGATGAATCTAGAAAAGCTATTGGTGATGGTTTAGAAGAGTTACCTCTTGATGGACTGCATATGCTAGTGCAGACAATTAATAAACAAGTTAGAGATAAGTGTAAAACTGATAAAGAGTTCTCACTTAAAAAATGCCCAATGTCCCGTATCAAAGATAAACAAATCGGATTGATTCGACGTTGGAGAATGACTTATGGAAACTTAGAAAACTAATTTGAGGTTGATATGGCTTATACTTATGACGCCTCTAATCTGCTCGTAACTACCTATTCTGGTAGACTTAATGTGGTAAGGCTTCTCATTGGTGACAATGTGGTAGCTGACCCTCAACTACAAGACGAAGAAATTAACTTCTCTTTAAGTCAAACAGGAGATAATGTATATTTTGCAGGTTCTTACTGTGCGAGAGTTCTTGCTGGGAAATATTCAAGAGAGGTTGATACTCAACTTGATGGGGCGCTAGAGGCTAAGTATAGCGATAAGGTAAAGCAGTATAATCTGCTTGCTATCAGACTCTCAGAAATGGGTAAAAAGTATTCTGGTAAAGCCCTTGGTGTTGTTGCTGGTGGCATTAGTCTAGCAGACATTTCAACAAACGACTTGGACACAGATAGACCTTTGCCCTC